CTCCATAAAATTTGGCGGACACATCAGAGCATCATAATCTGTGCAATTATTTGGTTGTAGTAAATAAAAGTTTCTATCTGGATATGTTGTTCTGAAAGAAGTCCACTTACTTTCCATACCTACCAGGTTCTGTTCAGAACTCTCATCAATAACCGCAATATTAACAATCGTGGCGTTAGTAACAGGAGTACCTATAGTAACTGTAGTAAATGCCGTTGCAGTTCCTCCACGACCAGTTGCAGTAGCCGTATAAATTAGTGTTCCGTTGGACATTCTAGAATCAACATTTGCAGCTAAAATTGTATCAGTTCCAAATAATGATGCTTCACCTACTCCTTGATCAATAATAACATTTGATGCATTTTGAGAACTCCAAGTTAGTATAACATTATTATTGGAATCTACTGTGTGGCTGATAGATACTGTTGGTGGATCAGCTTGGGTAAAAAAACCAGTCGCTCCTACCTCCTCGATATCGAATATAGTAAATTTAAATGTAGCATCAACAGCAAAATATTCTGTGTCTGTATAGGTAGAATCAAAATTCAATCCCGATAGTGATACTGGGAAAAGATCTTTAAAATAAATTTTAAATTTTCTATTGAAATTTGAATCTAATACAAATAATATTCCATCGCTATATTGTTTTTCTTGATAAGACTCTCCATCAGCATATGTAGTCCAGTCTTGATCTGACTCTGGATGACCTAGATATCTAATCCAATTGTGTATTGATCTGTAATTTTTTAAGTCTTCATCTACCAGGAATCTAACCGTCAGATCATCATAATTTACTTCATCACCTGGTTCTGGTATTGTATTGAATCTAGTTGCTTGCATAGCAACAGCTAGATTCTGTGATGGTACATTAGCAGACTGACAGTAAAAAGATACACCTGGCAATTTTTTTAGACTAAACTGAAATCCAGCTCCCGACAGGAAGTTAGATGGGCAGTTTGGGTTGTCAGCAAAATATGCCATGATGTTTTAAAACTATTTATAAAAAAAGACCCCCCTTTTGAGGGAGGTCTGAAAGGACATGTGGGACATCCTGCCCCACAGCAACCTTTATCACATAAGGTTGAGAACGCGAGTACGTCTGTAGTAGACGTTTGTGTTTGCAGTCAATGCAGCGCTTGACTGAGTGGTTCCACGGGAGAATGGGTTCGCGACCATGCCGTAGCGAGTCTTGAAACCAATCTTTGGTTGGAAGGTGTCCTGACCGATGGAACGGACCATCTGGAGAGGAACGTATGGACAGTAGAAGAGTCCTGCATCATATGCAGAAGTACCCTTATAACCCATAACGTAGAAGTGATCATCTGCAATGTTAGCAGAGTAAGGATCAACATAGACCTTGATACGACCGTTAAGTGTACCAACTAGAGTTGACTCGGTGTCATCAACACCTGCCAAACCGTTGTTACCACCTAGAGCAGGTGCGTAATCAAGAACGCCTGCCATACCTAGAGCACTTGCAACGTCTGCAGAACAGACGATGAAGTTACCCTTCCCGCGACGAGTCTCTTGACCAATTGCGTTAGCATCTCTTTCAATCTGGTAGATAAGTCCTTTGAACTTCTCTGCCATCCAACGACCGTTGGAGTCAACGTCTAGGTCGAATGAACCTGCGTTAGCAACGTTGTTCTGAGCACCTGGTTTTGCAGTTACGTAGATTGTACGTACAACTTCACGGTTGATTTCAGCAAGAACTTCAGCAGAAAGAATGTTAGCAAGTTCTGCTTCAGCGTCAAGACCATGGATCGCCTTAAGGTCTTGAGCGAGTTCTAGTGAATACTCAGCTTTCAGAGCGCGACCTTTTGCTTCAACAGCAACTTTCTCGATCGAGAATGACATCTCGCGGAAAGCGGTTCCTGTAGAAGATCCAAGTGCTTCCTGAGTAGCGGTATTCATACCACCGACTGCAGTGTAGTCACCTGGTGAAGAAGCGTTAAGAACTGAAGGGTTAGTTGCAGCTTCGCCGGTTGCGGCAGAATATGTACCGTCGTCAGCAGAGAATCCAGTAGGAGTCTCGTTGTAGAATGCTTCGTTAGTGAATACGTTAGGAGTTGCACCGTTACCATCGCGGTCAGCACCACGTTGTGAACGCATTGCGAAGATAAGTCCGGTAGGACCAGACATTGGTTGGACGCCGCAAATGTCATATGCCATCAACTTAGGCATTGAACGGCGAATAAGACTGATTAGAACGGGGTCGAAACCAGCAACAGGTGGGTTAGCGCCTGAACCTGAGAAACCACCAGTACCAGCAGAGTTGGTTGGAGTCTCAGTAATAAGACCACGCTCTTCACGCATGAAGCGTTCTTGGTTCTCTAGAAGTACAGCGGTGACTGCACGTCTGTGATTATCTTTGATGTTATCAAGACCTGAGTGCTCGAGTACGGGAGCCCACTTCTCTTGAAGGGATTCTGAATTATACATTTGGGATGTTCTCCTTATTGTTTGTTATGTTAGGAATCTGAATTATTTATGGAAAAACTCACTTAGACCATTTGGAAAGTGCAGCAGCATATGCAGCCATTGGACCTTCTTCCGCGATTACTTGAGTTTCTGTTACAAGATCTTCTGATAGAGATGCTTGTGTTCTAGGAAAGTAGTTTTCCTTGATCGTTGCGATCTTTTCACGATAAGATTCTTCACTAACGAACTCAACACCTTCTGCGAGAGAGGCAAGCTTTTCTTTTTGCGTCTGAGCAAGACCTTCGGAAATTTCTGCAATTACTCCATTTTTAATATAAGTTCCGAGGGTCGAATTAAGACCAACGTTTGTTTCGATTTGCTCGTTGAGTTTCTCTTCCATTTGATCTAGTTTCTCGGACATTTCTCCGAGAACGTCATACTTATCTTCAGGGATATCGACATAATGTTGTTCAAAGAGTCCCTTGAGGCCAAGGATAAACTCTTCACTCAATTCACTGCGGAGACCAGTGTCAACCGCAAGTTGATTTTCCTTAACCCACTGTTCTGCAACATAGTCAAGGTGTGATTCAACTCTAGTTTCAACTGACTCAGTAACCTCAGCAACTTCTTGCTGAAGCTTTTCTTCAAAAGTCTTTTGAATTTTTTCTACTTCTTCAACAACCTTCGCTTTGACAGCGGCTTCAAAAATGGTTGCTGCTTTAAATTTAAACTCGTCGGAGAATTCTTCTCCTTGTAGAAGTGCTTCGACATCTTGAGTGACATCGATTTTAATTTCTTCTACTTCTTCGGTCTCTTCTTTGACACCGGTTTGTCCAGGTGCGGAACCTTGAAGGGTTGGCATTGCATCTGGAGCACCACCAGTCTTGTTAACCACATTAGAAACTTTCGATGCTTTCGCAGAAACTTTCTTACCTGGGGTTTCTTCAGTACCTGGTGAAGGCTTAGTTAATGGACCACCAAGATCTTCAGCAGAACCAGTCTGACCTGGTACAGTGTTGTCAATCTTTGGCATAGGATCGCCGGCTTTTGCGTTAGCAGTTACCGAAGATTCTTCTAATTCAGTATTGTGTTCGGACATGGTTTCTCCTCGAAGAAAATGGTATTTTCTAATAATATTTATGAAATTTTTAAGTTACGAAGGAAGCTTTCAAATACTTTTAACTTCCTTTCTGTTAAGTCGTTCATGGAAGAAGACTCGATATGGTGTTTGGCTCTCTCAAGATCTGAATGTTGCCAGATTCCATTGTTCCAAACCCACTCTGTTCCTTCCATAATACCCTCAACAAAAGCATCGGGTGCGGAAGGATCTGCTACAATATCTGCAGCAGTAGAGAGCATAAAATCATCTTTAACGATATTAGTATCACCCCTCTTCTCAATAGATCCAAGTCCTCTAGAAGACACGCCTAGTTTTACTCCCTCGTCCAACAAATTCTTCGCGATTTTACCCATTGGGGTTTCTAGAAGTTTTGCTTTACCGATAAAGTTTTTACCTTCAGCGCGTAATGATACGATTTTATGTGATACTCGATCTAAATTGATGGTTGGACCATCAGGATGACCAAGTTCACCCAAGGCCCTACCTCTTTGAATGTAGCCTTCGTTATACTTGGAAACTTCACGGTTTAGAGTATCGAAAGGATACATCCTACCATTACGGTTTCTAATATCGGATTGAAGGAAGACTCCCTCAATAAAGTGACTTTTCTTACCGCTAGATTCTTCGGTAATAAACTCAACGTCTACAATTTCTTCGGAGATAAGTTTCATTGTTCTGCTGTTTCTTCTGGTTCTTGATTTTCAGGTTCTTCATTATCAACAGATGCCTCGGGAGTTTCACTCTCGGGACTACTTTCTGTATCCTGATCAGGATCAAAAAAGTGTTTCGCAATTTCTACTTTGCGAGCTTGTAATTGCTCAGAACTTTTTCCGTAAAGAGCATCATAAATTCTTTCATTAGCATTGAAATTATCTTTGCTTAGAATCGCGTCAACAATTTCTTTTGATACAGTAGTCATAATAATACTCAACCTACTCTTTTATTTATCAAATGTTTCCTTTGTTATAATCTGAAGACGAGATTGCAGCAGCAAAAGAACTATCTAAATCACCTCCGCCACCACTATTTTCCGCACCTCCTTCCGCTGGGGGAAGTTGTCCACCAGACTCATCACCCATCATTGCCATTGGATCTTGAATAATTCCAAGTGATTTTTCTTTCTCGATTTGAATATCCATCTCTTCAATTTCTTCATCAGTAAAGTGAAGAACTTGTTTACGGACATACTCAGCAGAAAAATATTTTCCGATATATGGTTCCATCAAACCAACAGAATTTAATCTTTCAGTTAAAAGTTCATTGTCTTTTAATTCAGTAAAATGATTATCAAAGATGAAATCATATTGAATATTTTCTTTCAACTCTTCCCAATCATCTAGGGTCATAATACCCTTAAGAACAAGTTGTGTTTTTAAAAGATCGTGGAATAATTCAGAGAATTTTTTACGGAGACGACCAACAAATTTAGCAAACTTAAGTTCGTCGCGAGTAATTTCGGATGATCTTCCGATTGTAAATGATGATTCTTGTTCCAGTCTTGATAGAGGAATGTTTAAAGACTTATAAAGTTTCTTCTGGAAATACTTAACATCTTCTAGTTCTCCAAGGTTCTGACCACCTGGTAAAGTTGTGATCTCAGTACCACGACCACCTTCTCTACGAGGCAACCAGAAATCTTCAAGCATACTCATATGCTTACGGTCATCACGAACTTCACCTGTATTTGAATCGTATACCAACTTATTACGATAACGGTTCATAACCTCTTTTAGGTATTGTTCCGCTTTCATCTTAGGAAGATTTCCTACATCAATATAGAAAATACGGCGTT